CCCCTATAGCAAGACGGGTCCGGTATGCCGAAGCACACCATAGGGACTTTCACCCCAGGTTTCCCGGGAACTTAACGCCTAATTAAAGACATCCGGCTATTACGCCGCAGCACCGGTTCCCCACCCCGCCAGGCACGCATCCCGTTAGACACAGTTGGTTTGCCGGATACCCGCCATTGAGACGAGCAAGGCACCGGTCCGCTTCGGTAGACACCCAGTTTCACCAAAGACCAACTACCCGCATCGGTTCTTGCGGACTACACGCAGATAAACCCTAGGGTCCTGCTTCGTCCAACAACAACTTGTCAACACGGGCCCTAAGTGGCGTCAGAAGACTGCTACCGCCGGCGGTCCGACGGCTCATGGTCATCAATACCACCCACTAGGCCCGAGGGGCACGCACGTTGGTCACCCAGAACGCAGCAGCATGAGCATGAGCACGTGCAGTCACACACCGGCCTCCCCGGTGAAACACCGGTAGTCAGACGCGGACGCTACACGTGCGGCAAATGTAACGGTGGCTTGGCTACTTTTCCTCGATGGACCAGGCAAGTTGGAACTCACGATCCCACTCCTTGACAGGTGTGACGATCACCCGGTCTCGGAGCAGAAGAGACTCCAACCGAAGCTGCTCGTCCGGCCCTATCCCAAAGGCCGCGGCGAAACTTGCCCTGGTTTCATCATCGGGGGGTTTTGCCAAACCCGGCTCGGACAGAACTTTGTCCAAATCCACTCCCATCACTTGATAGTCGGCCAGGCCGCGCTGCCTGACACGCCTCACTGACTCCGTCTGCGCCAGTAGGTGGTTGGACCATCGCCAGAGGATGGGGACCTCATCGGCCAAGGACGCCTCGCAGCATGCCACCCCCCGGAGATACTCCAGGGCATAGCGCGGTTCACCAAGATTCGCGTGGCTTGAGGTGCCATGAGACACCACTTTGCGATAGTCACGCACCATCTTCCAACCGCCCTTGATCTTGAGAGGCCTCGACTGGCCAAAAGTTATTGACTCGACTTTTGTGACGGATTGTTCGAGGGTCATGGTATGACCCGCGACAAAGGACGCAGCGGCGGGGAAAGCCGCGCGAACGCGCTCGGCGGTGTCACCGGGGAGGAAAATTAGGGCATTGTCACCGTCCACAAGCGTGTCCCACTCACGGTGACCTATGTGGTCCATGGACGCCTTGACGATGGCCAACATGATAAGGGAGTTACCCATACCAGTGTTGTAATCTCCACTAGCCCTACCACCCAAACGCGAGAACTTTGTCCCGTACATCGTGCGCCCCTTGTTACGCAGCTGGTGAGAAAGAGCCCTCTGGAGGTCCGGGTCACCGCCATAGGCAGTGAGATAGACCGAGTGCTCCATGACCAGCTGGTCAACAGAGATATGCGCCTCAAAAGCCTTGCCATCCACCTCAAACACAACGCAGTCAGCAAGTTTTGACATCTTGCTAACTATCAAGTTGGCACGCTGGACTTGGTTCAGTCCCTTTGCAACAACCCTGGAATTACCGACACCCGAAAGGGCCCTTGACTTTAGGTTTCCCCAAAGCCAGTGCTCGAAGGGCTTCAGCCAAGACGCTAAGTGCAGGTTGTACCTAGGGGATCTGGGAAAAATCATCCTAGGCTTCGCGACATCCCACGGCTTGCGTTTCTCAGCTTTCAGAAAGGCCTGGAGGAACGTGTCAGAAGAGCATACCGGCCCGTCCTCTCGTAGCAGCCTTTCCGCCTCAAGGTATCTTCTGCGCAGCGCACCGCTGTAAGATTGCGCAGTTTCCAGGTAGTCCCATCTTGGACCGCGATATCGGGAGGCAACCGACTTGAGCCGCAAAAATGCAGCCCTCATCGATCCGCAGCCTTCCTCACCCGGCGACGGTGTAGGACCGAGAGTACGCTTCACAAGGGCCGCGTACTCGTTGTGCATGCACACAGTGTGCACCGACGGTACCCAAGTACCAGGAATCGATGACACACAGGCCGTTAACATTGAACGTGGGTGACCGAGGCAGCCTTTAGCTTTGGTGGGGTCCAGTTTGGCATCCGGCCGGAGGGCTGCTGCAGGCAGCTCGCCGACACAGTACCCACCCACCTTGACCAGGCTGTCCTAGGCACACCCAGAAGAAAGCAGTCCAGGGACCGACTGCTCAGCGAACGCGACCGCCTCCTCCTCGAAAGGAGTAACGGCGGCCCCAAGCACCACAGAGGATGGTATGGCAAGCGCGGCATGAAGCCAACTCAGCTTCTGTGCACGCACCCAATCCAACGCCAAATTGCGAAGGGTCAGGCAAAGCTTCCCATCTCTGGGGCGGAACGCAGAGAAAGCAGCCAGTTTGGCAACGAGCTCGGGAATAACGGAGTGTTCAGTTCCGTCAACAGTTTGGATGTGGAGCATCACCACATTCCGAGCCCCTCCTGCTTCGTTGTCTTTGACCGGTAACAGGCTCCCTGCAAGAACCTTAACCCCGTGACGCACCAAGGATCGGATGACGCGGCTTTCGAGGGTCTGGTCAGATCGGGGGAGGTCTGGTGTCCACCGCCCCAACCTGATCGCGCCCACGACGCCAACACGCCCGCCTAGCAACTCCTGAAGAGCCACAACCCATGGCCGTCTGCGGCGGAGCCGACTGCCCTGTAGGGCAGTGCTCGATACCGGCTTTCGGGCTGGAACAGACACCCCAACGCTAACAGGTGTCTCTGTCGATGGCAAGCCACCGGCAACGTACCCCACTTTCCCAAGGCCCAAAAGGGCCCTGTTATGCAGGATGTCAGCACACCGGGCTTTCACCGATGTCCGCGGCAATGAGACCAGCCTCTCATGCTCGGGAGTACTGAGGCAGGGTTCTGCCTTTTGTCTGTGTAAGAAGGGGAGCTCGTACTTAGCCCCCCCAATGGTCATGTGCG